GAAGCATGTACAGGATGTTAACGTAATTTTAGAAGCAATGCACAGAGAGATTAGTGCTAATGCTTACAGAAGTTTAAGAGGTTCTGGAATGGGAGGTTTGACTCGACCAATCAGCCCTAATGAAATAATAAGTAGAGCGTTTAACTTAGCAAGAGGTATGGTTAGCCCAGCATATGTTACAGCCGAAATGCTTTTAAGAATAGCTTCTACAAATAATATAGAAGTAACAAGACTTGTGCTTCAAGACAAAGAAGTTGCAAATGTTTTTTCAGAATTGATGATTGATCCTAAAGGCTTTGATGTGATCAAAATTAGACCAATAGTTCCAAGACTGCAAGAATTTGTATTCTCAGAATTAGTGGCGAAAGGTAAAGTTAACCTATTAGTAAACTATGAAGAAATTTTTAATCAAGGAGAAGAAGATGAAGACTTACAGTAAAAACTCAACAGTAAGAAAACCTATGATGTACGGTGGTGGTGCTTCCATGCCTAAGAAAAAAATGATGGGTGGTGGCATGATGGGATCTGGCATGATGCAGGATAAGAAGAATAAAACTACTATGGGCATGATGGGCATGAAACATGGGGGATTACACAAAAAAAAGTAGACGTTACTAAAAAACGTCTTGATATAAAGACCCTCAGAGGGGTAGAATGATAGGCTCTAGTGTGTTTATACCAGAGAAATCACTCTACCCCTCTAGTGTTTTTAAGAACTTGATTCTGTTGATTTAGCCTTTTCTAGCTCTTCAACTTCAAGTTTTAACCGGGCATTTTCATTTACAAGACCCTGAAACAAATTTAATAGGGTTACTTTATCTTTATCTCCTACAATTATATGTTTTATGTCCTCAAACGTCATTCCTTTTTCTTCTTTTTTAGCCATGATTACCTCAATGTGTATATATAGTTGATTTGTTTAACATCTCATCGCCTGTTGTTTTTAAGTAACGAACAAGAGATGCTAGTTTAAATGTGCCTTCATAATCTGGAAGACCTCTTTCCATAACCCTAATCAATTCTTCTGGGTTTACAGATTCCATTCGTATATCTACTTTACCGTCTTGGTTTAGATATGCTTTAAAAGAAAATAATTCTGCTAATTTATTTTGAGCCATACAGTGTATCCAAATCAGATATTTTAACATTGTAACAATTAGTCTTATACCTAAACTTATTGTCATCATCTAGATCACCTTTCTTATGATACTTAGCTTTACTAAAATAATCATTCTTAGTTATCTTACCAAGTATCCAGCCTTTAGAAAAATTATTTAACACACGTACAAACACATACATATCACATTTCTGTTTTGTGCCATGTGCTGCAATACTACAGTCATAGTGAGGTTTTGGTTCAGAGTTGCAACGTTTTGTTTTAACATCTATCTTGTTACCTGTTGCATCAATAATATCATAATCATATGTATTCTGTTCTTTTGCATTTATATAATCTGTAACAAGTATTTCACCAATAAACCCTGCTAAGTTCCCCCCACCATTAGTAATTGAGTTTGCTATCGTACCCATGTCGATAGCTTTCTTTCTGGCTCTAACAAATTGATCACCAGAAATTTCTAACTCTATCATGCAACTTCTCCAATATCGACAATCTCACACGCATCGGATGTGCATGCTAACTCTCGACTTCCTGTTGTAGTATCTTCTTTTTCATATATAGATAACTTACTGAAGTCAATTCTTTTCGGTGTTTTTAACAATGCAGATGAATACTCTGCTTTCGTACAATCCTGATAAGGTGCTTGTTGGTATGTATGATCATCATATGGTAGAAAAGATATACCAGATATTATATCAAAGTTTTCATATACCCATGCACCTACATCCATCCATTCGTCTTCTTTTACTGTAACAGTTATGGATGGTTTGTGTTCACACCAATGTTGTGCATATACTTTCCATAACTCTAACTGTTCAATGGCTGATACATCTTTTCGTAGAGTAGCACCTTTTGGAGACATCGTAGGAAATGAAAAGACCGTAGTGTAGTCTGGTTTCATTACATCAGGTTCATGTACTACTCCTTCATCTTTCATAAGTTTCGTAAGAGGGTCATTATTATCTGCTCGTACAGTTCTTATGTAATATTCACTATGTCTTGCATGAATACCACTGGCTGAGTTAGTCAATTGCGACACAGTGCCTGAGGGTTTGACACAAGTTATCGCTGCACTCTGAGGGATACCCAGTAGTTTTGCATACTCTTGATTTATAAGGACTGCGTGGTCTTTCATTTCTTTTAGCCATCTTGTAGAATCTATAGTTTTTGATAAAACTGGATGATCCATTATACCAGTTAATGATACTCCTAATAATCTTTCTTCCTCTGTGTTTTGTTTCCATATCTTCCTCAAATATTTAAAGTTAGTTAATGTTGATTGAAATGTTCCTAGTATGGTAGCCATACGAACTTTTTCTTTTAGGTCTTGTAACGTATCTTCACTACGAACAATTACCTCTGACAAGTTACAAAACTGATATGGTCTAAGTATTATTTCAGAACAAGGGTTTGTACCCCAAGCATGTCCTGTTTCTCTACGACCATTCCGTGCAACTTGTTTGTCTGATGCTTCACGATTAAACATGCCACGTTCACCAGACTTTGATTCGTACAAAGATACCCACTCACGCATGTACGTACCCATCTCTGGTTTAAATTTGTAGGATACACTGTTGTTTGCCAAAGCACGTTGACCCTGTGTTTCCCACCATGTTCCAGACTTAGCATGTCGCATCTGGTCATCACCTAAATTAGATAGGCTGATTAATGCTGAACGTCTAACACCACCAACTACAACAACCTGTCCAACCTTACACATAATGTCGTGACATTCTATTGGATATAGTTTGCGGCCACTAGCCTTTTTAAAAGTATTTATTGTAAAATCAAATAGTTCTACAAGAGGTTCTGGTCCTGATGCTCTACCACCCATGACCTTTAGCTTTGCTCCTGCAGGTCTAACAGATGACACATCCCATGTGGGAATCTGCCCAGAGTATAGCAATGCAACTAACTCTTTGTAGGACTTTGCCCATCCCATACGACTGTCTGCAACTGTAATGACTGTATCACTGCGATGAAAATTCTCTGCAATGATTGGTAACTTATCTACATTCTCTCGTTCTACCGAGAATCCAACACCTGTACCACACATGAGTATGTACATACACTCATCAAACGCTCTAGGGTGATCAACAGGAATGTAACTACAATTATATCCACAAATATTATCTCTTTCTAATGCTTCCCCAGCAGTCATCATTGCTCGCATAGAGGGCATTACCTTTAGATCTAATATGTGTTGTCTTAGTGCAGGATACAAGCCTATGTTGTGACTTTCTATATCAAAATCATATTCTTTCTTTACGTGTTCAGTAATATAATCTAGATACCTGTCAACTGTTTCATCCCAATCTTCTCGTTTCTTTTTATCTTCATTCCAACGAGCATAGCGTGATTTATGTATAAAGTCTTGGTATGGTGTAGGTAGATTTTTCATGTTTAATTTTTTCCTTTCAGTTCCTCTTCCATTTTTAATTCTATTAGTTTTTGTAAGTACCATTCAGCTTTACGTAAATCTTCTACAGGCTTACCTTTGTATCTATATCTCCAAAGATATTTAATTATTACTCCCTGTAGATAATATTCAAAGCCACTGTTTGTTGCTGATTCAATAGCATCAATACATTCTACTTTATCTTGGTTATAGTGTGGTGGTTGATTAACCATATCTTTTTTCATTGTTTTACTCCAAAGTCTACTTTAATTACATTATCTTCTCGTGGTATAAAGTCTCTGTTCTTTATTCGTAATGCACCCATCTTTAATACACTTGATAGATCTATGTCCATGAGTTCTAACAATCCTTCTTGTGCTATTGCAGCAGAACAAGGCATCTCACCTTCTTTGTATGATCCTGTTGTATCATATGCAGTCAGTGTAAAAGTTTCTTCATCAACTTTATTTAATATTATATAATATCTGTCAGGTAACAGGGTAAGTTTTTCTATGTCTTTTTCTTTACTCACTTTTTAACCACTCTCTAGGCACAGTTTTTTCAGCCCAATCAAATCCATGTTTGTTACACCAATCAGAATAAGTTGTTTTACTACTCTTGTAAAGTTTATTCTTTGCATTTGCAAAAACAAACCGAATATCACATTCCGGGTGTTGTTGTTTTATAAGTAACATCTTTGTTCTATCTTCTCGTGTTAACCTACCTTTTGCTTCAATGTATATATCTGTCTCTGGTATATAGAAGTCTGGTGTGTAGTGTCTAACTTTTGGAACATAGGGCAACCTTATAGTTTCATATTTAAATACACCACCGTCTTGTGCCATCTTTACGGCAACAATCTTTTCAAATTGTGATCTGTATACAGGCATTACGAAAATGTCTCCCTTATGTACTCCATTCTTTTTGACAGGACTTTTGCCACTTCTGGAGAGTATTTTTCTAAGCTCTCTAGTTCTCTTTGGAAAGGTGTAATTGGTAGACATATAACAGTTTGATTCCATAGTTTATCGTGAATATCTTTAAATTGTTTTATTAACAATTGTTTATCTCTTGCTTGTGTTTCTTCTCGTAAGTAACCATCATCTGTATAGTTTTCTCGTAAAGTTATGGGTATACCTTTTAAGTGTCCTCTTAACACGGCAGTCATACGACCACCACCCAATACCTTATGTGACTCTACATATAGAAAAGCTATATGTGGGTTTATGGTTATAAACTCAAGATCATAATCATCTGTATATATGAGGGGCATTATATTTTCCTTTGAACATATCGTGTATACCACACCTGAGGGGGTATCTTTGCTTTCGATGTAATTTTTGTTTTATACTGTGCGTTTTCCCAACAATGTTTTTTGTATTCACAGAACGAACATATCTTTGGCATCAGCCTGTTCTTTGTTCGTAGTATCTCACCGTCTTGCCTGTATGTTTCCCAATCATCTTTTAGTTTTACTTTCTTAAAGTCAGCTTTCTTGACTGTCTTCACAATCTTGTTAGCTTCTTTAATAACTCTTTTACGTTCATCAAGATCGTCTGGTGCATCTACAACTGCCCACTCTCCTGTTGATTTGTTTATTACAATCCAACCACCAAATGGCATGTTGTTTGATTCAGCGTACAGGTGTCCTTGTGTTATATAACCAAACGTATCTTCTTCTTTTATCTTGTCATATCCCTTTTTAAATTTATAATCAAACGAGTATGGTGATGCAGATTTTATATCCCACACCTTTTGTACACCGTCTTCTTCAATGATAACATCTAGTGTTCCTTTGATATTTTCTTTATCTAAAACAATATGACTTGGCTTTTGTTCGTCTACAACTTTTATTCCTGCGGCCTTAATTACAAGCATAGCAACTGCTTCAATCAAATCACCAAACAGGAAACGCATTATATCATTGTACGAACTTTCTTTAGGATACTTTTGTAACATAAGAATCTGTTGGCATATAGGTCTACCTATGCCAGACATCCTTAGTTTAGCATCCTCAGTTCTATTAAATTGTTTTCGGATTGCGAGTTCGCAGGATTCTTTAAACTCTTCGATAAGATGATCAGGGAGTTTAACTTCTCCCTGACCAGCTTTGTCTAGAAACTCCTGTATACTAAGTAGTAATAGCATCGAAGTCTTTAGAGAGATCTGAATCTTCTTCAGACACAGAACCTCTAAGAGCTTCGTTATACTTCTTTAATACATTAGCATTAGCAGCATCGATGGTGTCTTTGAACATCCTAATTAATTTTTTGTCCTCATCGGACAGAGCAGTCAAAGACTTTCCTTCAGTTGGAACAGGCACAAAAAATGTAACTGATCCTTTCTTCGCTTTAGAAGTTTTAAGATTTACCTCAACTCTAGGCACAATCTTTTTTCTATCGTGTAAACCTCTAATGAAGTTGTTCATGGGCATATACCCAGACTTTTTGAAATAACTAACGATAGGTAAATTATCGAGTTGTACCTCTGTACCGTCAGCTTCTTTCATTTTACCAGACAACACACCATAAACCACTTGGTTGCATTGTACGGCTTTTGATGTAACCAATCTAGGATCGTCATCGGAGAGCTTCTCGATTTCTTCCTTCTTCAATCGACCACATCTGTCACCACCCAAAGTATCTATGAAGTCACCTTCGAGTGTTGACTTCTGCACCGAGTTACAGACAGGTTTACCCTCATCTGCATCAAAAAGACTCCACATGAAAGACCGAATAAAAATGCGAATCTTTACCTCTGGTGCATATAGAAACCGATTATCGTGCCACACTCTCCACTCACCCTTGCGAAGTGTGTGTCCTTCATCAGTTTCTGTCTCGTAATTAATAGCCAATTTAGCCAACTCATTTTCAGATGGTTTGGCTTCTTGACCTGTTAACGCTAGTAGTGCTTGATCATCATCACTCTCTAACGCTTCGACCATTTTATCTAGTTGGTCATCTACAACTGCTAAGTTAGTAATTTTAACTTCTCCTTATTTAAAGTTAGCGATAAATTTATTCTACAGGATAAACAACTTGCGTGTCAAGCCAATTGTTACCTTTTTTTATTTCTATTTCTACAGGCATTAAGTATTTGATTTTATATCTTTTTTCTAGATCTGCCGCAACACCAAGCATAGAAACTTTTAAAATTTCTAAAACATGTATCTCTTCATCAGGATGACAATCAATCACAATTGAGTCATGTACAGTGTTACAAATAAGAGACTTGTATGGTTGCAATCTTCTATCTAATTCAACCAAACAACAAGGCAATATATCTGCAGTTGCAAACCCTTGTACAGGATAATTACATATGGCAGTCCTGTTAGTTGCAGTACCCCACTTTGTCCATGAAGTATCTGGAAAACAATATCTGCGGCCAGAGGGCAACATTATCTGTTTTGTCTCTACTGCTTCTCGTTGTAACTTATCATGCCACTCTGTCACCTCTGCATACTTTTCTTTAAATGCCCTGTAGTATTTCTGTTGGTTTGGTGTGCCTGTTACACCACCGTACAAT